CGAACTTATAAAAGATTTTGAACGATACTTTGAATATCACTCTGATGGTTATTTGATTAGAAAAAAGTCTCTTCCTGGGAGTGGGCCATCTGGTTCTATAGTTAAAAGCCATCCTAATAAGAAAACTGGACATTCAACGATTGGGTTTAAGAAAAAAAATTACTACGTTCACAGGGTGATATTCGCCATTGTGAATGGTTATTTTCCTGATCAGGTCGATCACATTGATCGAAATCCACTTAATAATAAAATTGAAAACCTAAGAGAATGCACAGCTCTTCAAAATATGTGGAACCGGACTAGGAACAAAGACGGAAACATTAAAGGTCTGGATTTTCACGGTGCGACAAATAGGTGGCGCGGTAGAATAAAGGTTTCTGGGGCGGTTCATTTCTTTCAATCTAAAGACAAAGAAAAAGTGATCCTGTGGCTAGCTGAGAGTCGATCTAAGCTACACGGAGAATTTGCATGCGCGTAATTTTAACGTAGAGTTAGGGGAGAAAAGATGTCAAATCCAACGCAGCCAAACGTTTTACCGGCGTGGACCCAGGGGAATAACTCCGTCAGGCAACAGCCGACGGATGGCGAGCAGCTCACCGGGTTTACTCCGAACTTTAGACCTCCTTCCGGATGGCATAACTGGTTGTTTGGTATCCTATCCGACTGGATCGCATGGCTGAATTTCATCACGGCGAACCCGGGCTATTTCCCGGTCAGTAATGCCGGCCACCACGTCGCGACCGCAGGAAACCTTCAGGGTCAGCTCGACCAGCTCGACGCCGTTATGTCGACGCTCGGTTTGGTCGTCATCCCGACCGTTCAAGGCAACGGAACTCAAGTCGCCTTTCCTCTCCCGCAGGCTCCGATCAACGCGAACTCCGCCGTTCCTACCCTGGACGGAGTCGAGTGCCAAGAGTCAGAATATACGGTCGAGCAGATCAGCGGAACGTGGAATGTCGTTTTCGGTACGGCTCCAGCGGCTGGTCAGCAAGTAAGCGGATTTATTTTGACCGGCTCTTCCGGGGTCGGTGTGGGCGGCGGCGTCGGCGCGATTGAGAACGCTCCCGGCGGAGTAGGTATTTTTTATCAGAACGACGTAAACGTTGCGGTTCTGAAGTCACTTATCGCCGGCACGAACATGACCATCACCGACGACGCCGATGGGAACATAACCCTGTCGTCTACTGGCGGCGGTGGCGGATCGATCGAAGTGCATGGCTCTGCATCTGCTCCTGTTTCGGTCGTTCCCGGGACTGGCGTCGTGCCTACTACTGCGGCCGAGCAGGTTTGGTGGATTCAGCCAAGCGCTGGATCGGGAGCGGTGCCGATCACGGCGACTCCTCCTATCGCTGCGGGAACCACGGTCGGGCAGCGCTTGAAACTTAAATCGGTAGCGGCTGCGAACTACCTTACGATTCCCAATGTGTCCGGAGTGGACATGAACGGCCCGATCAACATGGGGACGTATGGTCAGGCGATTGACTATACGTGGGATGGCACTAATTGGTCTGAAGACTCTCGGAGGGTCTAATCATGAAACGGATTTCACTTCTTTTACTGGCTTTTATTTTCACTGCTCAGGCTTTTGCGTCCAGCACTACGATTAAGCAGGCAGACACGATTCAGAACTCGACCGGCGGTAGCGCTCTTTCTGTTCCGAGCACGGGTACGACGTTCGCGACCGACACTAATACGCTTACTCTGACGAGCAAGACGATTTCTGGGGCAAGCAACACGCTCTCGAATATCCCTGTCAGCGCGCTGAGCACGGGGACTGCAATCGGAGTGAATACGGGCGGCACGGGCCTCGCCACTCTGACGGCTGGATACCTCCTATCCGGTAACGGGACCTCGTCGGTTAACCTTATCGCGCCTGGCTCGAGCGGGAACGTTCTGACCTCGAATGGTTCGACTTGGTCGAGTTCCGCTCCGTCTTCGAGCGCCCCTACGGTCGTCTCAACCTTCGCTTCCCCGTCTTCGGTCACGGCTGTCGGCGGCGTCACGTTCACTTCCACCAACGCTTTGACGGTCAACTATATCGCCGGCAGCGGCGGCGCGGTAACGGTCACGGCCAGCCCTCAAATCGCGGCCGGAACGGTCAACGGTCAGATGTTGACCCTGGTCGGAACGAGCGCAACGAATACCGTTAAAATTCAAGACGGCACCGGGCTCGCTTTGAACGGTCCGTGGGTCGGCGCTCTCAGCTCGGTCATCAACCTTGAGTGGGATAACGGGGCTTCCGTTTGGCGCGAAACCTCCCGAAATAACTAAGGGAACCTGCGATGAAACTCAGAGAGCTATTGTGGCTGTTTTTTCTTCCGGGGCTTGCGCTTGCGAGCACCACGACGACTAAACAGCTTGATGCGATTCAAAACTCAACCGGCGGGAGCGCGCTCTCCGTTCCCTCGGTTGGCACTACCCTCGACACAAACAGCAACGCGCTCACCCTGACGAATAAAATCATCTCGGGGTCGAGCAACACGCTCTCGAACGTGCCCGTCGCGGCGAGCCTAGTTCAAGAAATCCCGTCGGGAACTTGCAACGGATCTACGACCGCTTTTACGCTTGCGAACACTCCGGGCGGGTCTTCCAGCGTTTTCCTCACCCTCGACGGCATTGCAATGATCCAGGGTTCGGGTAAAGATTATACCATATCCGGAGCGTCCATCACTTTACTAACCGCTTGCGCTACCGGACAGACGCTGTACGCGATCTATTCCAAGTATTGAAGGAGAGAAACATGAGTAATTTCAAAAAGGTTTTACAGGCACTTGCGATCATCGCGCTGGCCGTCGCTCCTTCGGCCGAAGCTTCTAAGATTCAGCAACAGGGCATCGTGACCTCTTCGGACTGCACTACGCGGGGTATCTCGAATGCGAGCTGCCTCCCGCTCGACACGCAAGTTTACGTGACCGCCAACGGGCTGAACGAGACCTTGAACGCCGCGATTGCGGCGGGGTCTATTGGCGGAGGAAGCAGTGGTGGCGGAGTCCAGCTTCTCTCTAACCCGGGGTTTGAGATTGGGTCGACAGGGGCTCCGCCCGCAAGTTGGACGCTTTCGAGCGCGACCGGGACACTCTCAACTGCGCAGATTTACGCCGGAGCGCAATCCGAACTCCTGACCATTTCTGCTCAGACGCCGGTTCTTTCTCAAGACTTTACGCCTACGCAACCGCTCACCGGAATCAACTTAGAGGCGTCTTGCCATGTCCTGACGACTCTGACCACGGCCCAGGTGTGTGCGCGCGAAGCCGGTGCTTCGCTCGGCTCCTCTTACTGCGTTTCGGTTCCTTCTACGGGCAACTGGCAGTACGTTCCGGTAAACTTCGTTGGGCCTGCTTCGGGATCGATTGGCGTTCAGGTCACGACTTCCGCTTCCGCTACCGGAACGATTTACGTCGACAATTGCTACCTTGGACCTGCGACGAATGTTTCCCAAGTGTCTCAATCTCAGCTTATCGGGACTTCGTTGTGGGCCACTGGCCTGAACTACTGGACGGTCACTCCTGGAACGACCGCTTACACTGCGTTTCCGGCTAACGCGAGTATTCCCGCACCTACGCTTACAGGAGTTCTTACTCAGCCGGCGACTCGTCTTCCTGAAGTTATTATTCCTTCGGCTGCACCGGGAACTTATTACGTCGTCGCGAATGGATCTTTTTTGTGCTCTTCGGTTAGCTGCAATGCCTGGATGTCGTTCTACGACGGGACTTCCAATAGCGTAGATAATATGACTTCTTACACCGGCGGTACGACCGGTGTCGGATCCGGAACGGTTATCGGCACTTTCACCTACACTACCCCTCAAACTAATCTTACGTTTTCGGTTCAAGGCAGAGTGCTTCCAGCTTCAAAGGCGATCGACCTCGGAGATGGTTCTACTTCGGGTGAAACTTTTGGGATCTCCGTTTACTACTTCCCGAGCCAGGCCCAGACGGCGAACACGATTCAAACCACTGCCGCTTCATGGAGCGGTTACCACAGCGCCGCCTCGGGATCGTTTACGATGACGTCCAGCGGGACGGCGAACACGATTACTGATTTCACTTCGGGTCCGGGAACGCTCGTTCTCAATACGCGCACGAGTAACAATATCACGTGCACGAACAACTCCACGACTTTTCCGAGCATTTCTTGCACCTTTCCTAAACAGGGTCGGTACCGAATCGACGCGAGCACGAGCCTCGCAGACACCACAACTACCACGAGCATTCAGACCGTTCTGACCGATTCAAGCAATAACGTTCTCGGCGGGTCGAACTACCAGTATAACTCGACGACTGCCGGGTTCGTGGCGTCGAGTCCTTATGGTTATTTCAACGCTCCTTCAGCCGGGACTTACTCGTTTAAGATCAGAGCGGCGTCGAACGGAACTTCGCAGGCACTATCGCTCGGGAGCACCGGCGCGGCGGATATGATCGACTGGTCTGTAATGGCCGTCGATCAGGGGTTCCCTGGACCAATCCTGTACGGGACCGTTTCATCCACAACGAGCGGTCAAGAGCATGTCGAACGTGCCCGGATCAATACTTCCGGATGCACGATTCTTTCTCAAAGCGGATCTTGGATCTCCTCCATTTCTGGAAGCGCTGGGAACTGCACCATCACTCTCACGACTGGAGAGTTCAGTGCTACTCCTTCGTGCGTTGCGAGCGTCTCCGACTCGGGGGGAGCCATCGCGGCGATCACCGGCCCGTCGAGTTCGACTAACCTTCCGCTTTTGACCTTGAACGGATCCGGCACTCCACAAAACGACACGAATACTTCGATTATGTGTATGGGTCCTCACTAATAATTGGGAGCTTGGATGAAAGCATCTATCGGAGATCAGGCCTTATTCTGGGGCACCATCGGGTCTTTCCTCGTCACCGGGATAGGATTCACGGCGTGGATCACCCATGTCGACTACGTCGCGGTGGGTACGGCGTCGGCTCAAGAGCGGATCCAAGTAGACACGACGTCTAAGTTCGAAACTCTTTTCTCAAAACTAGATGAGATAAATGGTCGACTTTCTCACATCGAAGGCAAGCTGGAAAAGGGCCGTTGAAAGGGACATTGACGGAGGCTCTATACGGCCTTTAGTATTAATCTCTGAAACACCTCAAATAAGGAGACCTTACCATGGGTTCATTTGCTTCCAAGTATCCAGCTATCGCAGCCCTTCTCGCAATCATGTCCTCGGGAGTTCAGAGCGCTGAAGTTCCGAACGAAACCATCGTGCAAAAGCTCGAGGGTTCGATCGGCATGATTCCTCAAATCCTGGCTTTCATCCCTCAAGTGAGCGCCATCGGATCTGAAATCGCAGCACTCAAGTCGTCGCCATCCGAACTCGAAGCGGGAGCCGAACTCCTTGTCAGCGACTTGGCGTTCACGAGCGAAAAAGCCAAGGCGATCATCGCAGCCGTGTTTCCGCTCGCGGACAGCCTGATCGCGCTCCTTCCTCAAGTGAAGGCGCTCGCTTCCGCCATCGGTTAATCGATGAAATTTCCGTGGTGGACCAAGTCACTCACCGTTCAGACGGCAGTCGCGACGCTCATCCTGTGCTGCGTCCCGAAGGTGAGGGATTTGGTCCATGCGGATTATCGATCGGTTGTTTATTTCCAATCGATTTTCCATATTATCTTAAGATTTAAAACTGAAGAGAGACCGGTTAAACTCTCAGGGAGGGCATAATGGTCATCACGATTTTAAATGCGCTTATCGCAATCCCGAAAATCGTCGGATACGTGGAGCAGTTCGCGAGCCAGGTGACCCTTTGGTGGGTGCAGCGCCAGACTACGGCGACGCTCTCTCAAATCGCGGACGCAGCCGCTCTGGCCGCTCACGCACAAACGGACGGAGATCGGTATGCCGCAAGCCAAGCATGGGAAAAAGCTCTTTCTAATCCTCGCGTGTCTGCTTAGCGCGTGCGATAAATCGTATCCACCGCCGATTGAAGTCTGCATTCTCGACGGACTCGGTGGAGGCGACTGCACAGAATCCGACGGGACCAAGCTCTACCGGACGCCGTCGATGATGAAAAACTACTGGGCTACCGGCGAGACGGACATCTCTAATTTTACGTCGTGGTGTTACGGCGGAACGAACGTCACCCCAGCTCAGGCCGCGCAGATCAAATCGAACGTGAATGCGCAGATCCAGCAAGTGAAAGAAGACAGCCAAAATGATTAAATTTTTGCTGTTCGTTTCGCTTTTCGTAGCGTCAGCGTTCTCTGCCGAAAACATTCTCTGCTCAGGCGACGGCTCCTCACAGTGCTACCTCATCGATAACTCCGGAGCGAAGTGGAACGCGCAGATCGGCTTCACGACCGACGGCATGGGCGACATTTTTACCCTGGGCGACGTCGCGTCGACCGATAACGTGCTCGGAGTCCTGAACTCAAGCAACCGGACGTTAATCGACAATAGCAGCCGGCGGTGGTCGGCGAGCGTTCTGTACACGACCGACGGGCACGGAAACGTTATCCCGGTTCCGAGCGGCGGCGGCGGGGGTGGAGGAGTAACGGCCGTCACGGCGACCTCACCGGTCGTAAGCTCGGGCGGAACGACGCCGGCCATTTCAATGCCGGTCGCGACGTCGAGCGCGAACGGATATTTGGCGAGCGCCGACTGGACTACGTTCAACAGCAAGCAAGGCGCGCTAAGCTTCTCTGCTCCGCTCGTGAACAGTTCGAGCACCATTTCGTGCAACGTGGCCTCCGGGTCGCAGCCGGGGTGCCTGGCATCCAGCGACTGGACGACGTTCAACTCGAAGCAGCCGTCTGGAAGCTACCTCACCGCGCTTACTGGCGACGCCACCGCGTCAGGCCCGGGGTCTGCGGCGCTCACGCTTGCCACCGTTAACTCGAACGTCGGGTCGTTCGGTTCGGCGTCCACTGTCGGCACCTTCACTGTAAACGGAAAAGGCCTCGTCACCGCAGCGTCGTCGAGCTCTATTCAGGTCGCCGAATCGCAGGTCACGAATTTGACGTCGGATCTCGCGAGCAAGCAGCCGAATCTGACTTTTACCGCTCCGCTCGTGAACACATCGAATACGGTCACTGCTTCCGTCTTCACTGGAGATTCCGGAACCGGTGGACTTCCGGGCGTCGTCCCGTCTCCGAGTCCGGGAGTCGGCGAACAAAACTACGTTCTGAACGCAAATGGCAGCTTCGCTGCGAACGACACCTCGAAGTTCCGGGTCAATCCGTTCTCTTTATTGTCGATGACCACGGGAATGCCAGCGACGACGACGAAGAACCAAAACGTCGCCATCATAAGCAACGGGCTGAGCTACTACGCGGTCGTGGCCGGTGGGCAAAATTACTTGCAGGTCTTCAACATCACCGACCAGGCGAACCCGGTTTACCGAGGTTCGGTCCTTTTGTACGGGGCGTACAATATTTGCCCAGGTCCTTGGCCATACGTTTACGTTCCTGCGAGCGGGTCCGTTGGGCGGGTCGACGTCGTTTCGATCGCGAACCCAGCCGCGCCGGTCGACGTTTCCCACATCGTCATCTCGGGATCTCCGGGGTCGGTTTATAACTGCGCCTACTCGAACGGCGTTTTGGCGCTTGCGACTCAAAGTACAGGGCTTGTTATCGCGGACGCCGGGGGCTTGGGCCTTGGCGGGACGAGTTCGTCTCTGGTCCAGGGGTATCAGCAATCCGGCGGAGCGAAGAGCTTCGGGGTCGCGTTCTCTGCGTCGAACCTTTACTCGACCCAGTACGTCACTTCCGGATTCTCGACGCGGTTACTGAACGCTTGGACGATCCCGACCACTCCCACTCCGACGCCTTCCCCCGTGGCCAGCGTGAACGTCACGACGGTCGGCGAAGCGCTTGGCGTGACCATCTCTGGGAACACGGCTTACGTCACGGTGACGAGTTCAGGCAATGCCGTCGATCTCGTCGACATCACGACCCCGACTGCGATGACGAACCTAAGCCAGTTCAGCGCATCGGGAACGATCGGGCCTTCTCAGGTCACGATTCCTTCGGTAAACCCATCGTTCGTTTACGTTCCATCGGTGAGCGCCGGAACCGCGGGCGGAGTCATCGACTTATTCGACGTCAGCAACCGATCTGTCCCTGTGAAGGTCGGAACGGTTTCAACGAACGTAAATGGCTCCTCTTACGGCGGGATCGCTCTCGACCCACGTAAGGGCTATATCTGGGCTGCCGACTACGGAGTGGCCCCCGGGTCAAGCGGCACGCTGGACCTATTCTCTACCGCTTTTGAAACCTCGTTCGCTGGATCTGAAACGGCAAGCATTCTCACGGTTAAAAACTTGCTCAACCTTCCGGTTCAAGCCTCCGGGGTTTCTCCGTCAAATCCGGTCGTCGGATCGGTGGCGCTTACGAGCGCTTATATTCTTTGCGTGTATAACGGGACGAGCTGGGTGCAGCCGTCTACCGGGCTGACCGCATGTACATTCTAATCGAAAGAGAAGGAATCTAAAATGTCTCCTCCAATTGTTCAGGGCCTTATCGTAAACGTCGGCGTTGCTCCGCAGCCTGGTCAGAATCCGGTTGTAGTAGCTCAGAACTCCGATGCGCAATTCTTGCTCTCATTTTTCGACGAGAACAACTACCCTTACGATGTCACTGGCGCATCTGCGATCGAATTCAGCGTGCTCGAAGCCGACGACCTGACCGTGCTCTCTAAGACCCTTGTATCGGGCATCACGCTCGTTTCCGGATACCGAAATCAGGTACTCGTCTCGATGGTCGCGGCGGACTTTGCTTTACTTGCGAACGGGAATAACGATTGCCAAGTGAACCTAGAAATCAACGGGTCGAACTACAACTTCAATCTGTTCGCTTCCCTGAACGTCCAGCCGAGCGTCATATGATTCAGTGTCCGGCTCAGTGAAAGAGCGTCTTCTCCGTGATTCGATGAGGGTCCGAAGATCCTGATTCTCCTTCTCCGCACCACGGATGCGAATTTTCAGAATCTCGATCTCGGCTCTCAGGCTCTTCTCTAGTTCGGTTTCCATCTTTGGATTCTTTTCTGAGGCGTCGGCACGTGCAGACAAACTGAAGGCATCGGGGGTCATGCATTAGGGCCGTTCCTTTATTTTCTTTTTCCAGGTGCCGGCATCGACTTTTACCTGAGTGTTTACGGATTTAAAGTTTCCGATGTGACCGAAAAGAAGGTGACAGTTCACGCCGTTTTTCTTCGCCTCGCAAAGCGTGATGAGATTGAGCGGGTCAAGCTCGAGGCTCGGGTTCAGATGAAACGGCTGGATGTGGTGAACTTCGATCTTTTGTTTTCCGCCGCATACGACGCAGTCGGGTGACTTCTCTAAATGCGCTTTTCGGACCGATGGCCATTCCCCCGAGCGCTTTTTACCGCTCGGGATCTTTCCTTGTAGCCTGTGCTTTACGTGCTCAATGATGTTCATTGTTTACCTCTGGGACTGGAGACGGAGTTGAAGACGGCGAGGGAGACGGGATAGGCGCCGGCTTATAGCTTGGATCTTTAAGGCAAGCGTCGATCAGGTCAACTAAATCTCCGCCGTGCGGCACGCCTTCTCGAACGCACTTGATTCGATCAGACCGGCATTCGTTTGGCCCTCTGACCTGAAAATCCTCTTTGAACGTGAACGAATTCGCGCAGAAAGACACAATGATTCCCAAAACCTGAATCCAATTCGTATTCATTTTTTGCTCCTTTTAAAATAGAACGCCCGGACGTCGTCTTTTCGGTACTTCTCTAGGTCGACAGTCTGGATCTCTGGAATTTTCGCGTACTCGACTGACCCCTTCCGGGTCTGCCAACCGAACACGGCTTCCCCGCATTCCATCTTTTCTTTGTCGCCTAAGATGTATTGCAATTTTGCACGCAGTGCCTGAAATCGAGCGTCCGCTTGGTCGAGCTCGGCCTGTGCCGCAATCGTCTCGGCGACGAGAGCTTCCACCGACTGGTCTTCGATCTGCGCCTCTGCGGCGGTCAGGTCGAGTGGCTTCATTGGAATCATCCACTTTTTGAAGTCAGCTTCAAACTGACTGCGGTCAGCGGTTTTTGTTTCGATTGCCGTCCACATGATTTGAGCCCTTCGAATGAGCTCGGCCTGAATAGCTGGATCGGCTTCAATGGCGACGACGTGATACTTTCCGTCCGTTCCGAACGACACGTAGTCGAACCATTTTATCCCGGACACGATGCCCATCCACTGGAGCTGGGCTAGGTACTTGAATGGGACTAAACCTTCCGCAGCCAGCGCGTGGTCGTCTTTATTCGGGGCCTTGATTTCGAGAACGCGGCCTTTAGACCCGTCAGCGTTTTCGATTTCGTGATTAATACCGTCGTAGCTTGCGCGGATGTGCGGAGCATCTGGACAGATGCCGATGCCTTCCTTGAACGTAGCGCCGATCTTTTTCTCGTACCACTCCCGGATGATCGGCTCTAGATCCTTTCCGCGCTGCATGGCCTTTACTTGAAACGGTCCGAACTCACGCTTGATGACTCCGATCTTTTCTTGCCAGAGCTCAAACGCCGTGACGTACGGAGACCATCCGAGGAGAGCAGCGGCGTCTGATCCGCCGAGTCCTTTTTTTCTCCACTCAAGCCAAGCCTTCGATCCTTGAATGGTCGGGTCGTTATCGTCAGTTCGCTCTGCCGCTTTTTCTAGCCAGTCTAAACCACTCATCGTTTCTCTCCTTTGCAAGCGCAGGTCTCTCGTCCAGCGATAAAAGACTTCTTTGCGGTGCCCTGCTCCCACTGATCAGCGGCGTAAACCTCCGCGTCGTGTCGGTCGTCTTGTTTAATTGACTTCAGTTTTTTCTCGTCTTCGGCCGTGCAAATCTTTTCTCGGTTGCATCCGAATCCGCCGATCATGCATTCGGGGAATCCACAGTTTGGGTTCATCATTTTTTGTTCTCTTAGTCTTTATTTGGTTGAATCAAATCCGGTGCCGTAACACCGGCCACATTCCTTCGTGGCCGGCATATTTGGTATTAAATCGTGCCATCCAAGCACCCATCCTGAGCCTTTACAGTCAGCGCATTTTTTTACCTGTCTCCGGCTTCCATCTGTCGTCGAGTTCTGGCCGGTCTCGGTGGAGCTCGAAGGCGAATTGGAGGCAGCAACTTGCGTGAAGTAAATGTGACAGTCCGCTTTCTGGGTCGTTATCCTCACCCCCGAGAAACGCAAAAACATGCCTAAGGGCTGCGCCAAGTAGACGAGACTGAGCAATGCCCTTTCTCCAATTGTGGGCCGCGTATTTCTTCGCCCCGAAGGTGAGCACCCGACCCACGCCTTCGATCCAAATCGGAGAGAGTAGGTCAAGGCGAGTTTTCTCTTGGTCATTTTTTTCAGCTCCTGTTTTCTTGGTCATAGGTACGGCCGCAGGAATCCAAGAATCGTCATGTCGCCGATCGGTGCGGTTGTCGTGCGCATTTTGTGGAATACGCCCGCAGCGCCGGTGTATCCCGCGCCTGGCGTCGTGTTTCCGCCAGCGGCGAATACGAACGTGCCGTCACCGAGCCCAGTGACAATTTCAGTGTGCCCAGACGGGCCGGCCCCGTGCTGAAACACGATGATGTCTCCCACTTGCGGAGTCGTCACTTGGTTAGGCACGCTCTGAGCAAATACAGCGGTACAGAGACCGCCCGCCGCGATAGCCGATATTTTACCCGTGATGAGTTCGACGTACCGAAGCGCGCTTTGTACGGTGGCCATGCACCACGACTCTCCGGGGACGAGTTGAACGGTGTCCTGGATGTCGTTTACGAGAACTCCGGTATCGTTTCCGCCGACCGACGTGATTGCTTCGAGGGCGACCATCGCCATTTTGAAGAGCATGGTCGGATCGGTGTTCGCGTCCGGAGCGATTGGGATTCTCGCAGTGATAAAAGAAGAGAGCGGTGCGTTCAGATGTCTAGCCATATTTTTCCCTTTCAAAATGGAATGTCGTCTTCGGTGAAATCAAGTTGATCCGGTTGAGGGGCGGAGCTTGAAACTTTTTTTACTGAAATGATTCGATCATATTTCCCGTCCTTTGTCTTGGTGACTTCAAACGTGCCTGGGACCTTGATCTCTTCGTCGAATGGAATGCCTGGCAAATCCGCGTCGATGTCGGTTAGGCGGCGCTCAAGGCGCTCCATGGCCCACGTTGACGTCACGACGAAGTACTCGCTCGTCCCGAAGTATCCGCCCCAGCGGCTCAGCATGTTGCCGTCGCGGTACGTGATCCGGATACATTGATTTCCTGATTTCGATTCGTGCATGCCGATATAGGCTGGGCCAAGGTGCTCGGTAACGGGCTTTGTCTTCTCCGACAGAATTTTGGCTTCAACCTCAGGCGCTCTATCGAGCTTCTCTTCGGGTGGAAGGATCGGAAACGGAGCGCTGCACTCCGGGCACTCTTTGCATCCGCCAGGAACCCAGGTTTGGCACGTGTCGCAAAGTTTTAGAACGGCTTCTCCTTTAGAGGAGTCGACTTCTCGCTTTGATCCTTTGATGTTCGGCTCATCAAGCGGGCCGAGTAATCGTACGACCTGCCCGTAGTCGAGTACGAGACAGTTGTTTTTCTCATTCGCAATTCTAAGACCTCGACCAACCGTCTGAATATATAAGACAGGGGAACGAGTAGGGCGCATGAGCACAACGCAATCAATAGGGGGATGATCGAACCCTTCGGAAAGAATTGAGACGAATACCATGTGGCGAGGACCGCCGCCCATGAATGCAGAGAGATTCGTATTTCGAGTTTCTTTGTTTTGTTTCGAGTGGACCGAAGTCGCATATTCGCCTCTTGCCTGGAGCTCGTCCAAGACTCGGTTGCAGTGGTCAATGTTGGCAGTCGCCCAGGCCACGCAGGTGCGGCCCTTCATTTTTTCGAGCGCGTCTTTCACCTGGAGCTCAAGCGTGCTTTCATCCGAAACAAGTTTATCAACGTCTTCCTGACGGTACTCGCCCGCACGTACGCGCAGTAGAGACGTGTCGAATGAGTTGTCGCCCTGCTTTAAAATAGGGCGGCAAAGAAAGCCGAGAGCGATCATGTCTTGAATCGTTTTCTGATAACAGAGCCTAGGAAAAAAACTTCCCTTCCCGTAAATGCGGCCGTCGGAGCGGAACGGAGTCGCAGTCCACCCTACGATTTTGACCTTTGGGTTTGTGAGCCTAGCCGAGTCGATGAACTCTAAATAGCCGCCTTTGTTTTGGTCAAAGTTGTGAGCCTCATCGATGATGAGGAGGTTGAAAAAAAGATCCTTGATGTCACGAATCGATTGAATCGACGCGATTGTGACGGGTCTCCTGACCTCTTTTCGGTTCATGCTGCCACAGTAAATGCCAATATCTTTTCTTGGAATTACACGGGCGATGGCTCTCTCTGTCTGTTTAACGAGGTCCACGCGCCCCATCACGACGCCAACGCGAACGCCTGGAATCTCAAGCGCCTTTTTGATGAGAAGAGAAAAGCAAAAGGTCTTACCGCCGCCGGTGGGGAGCTGCGCGAGGGCAACCGATTCGGTGAAAAGCTCCGTCCACACGGAGTCGACGAGTTCAAGCTGGTAAGGGCGCGCGACGAGTTCACTCATAGCGACGGCTCCTCTGGCTTCTTTTTCCATCCCTTCGAGCGACGCATGTTCTCGTCCTGTGTGATGACCTCAAGACGGGAGCGCCGATTGTCGAGACTATCGTGATGAGGCGGCAGATGGTCCACCACGAGCGAGTCGATATCGCCGGTGGGAAGCCCCATGATTTCTCGGTGCATCCGGAGCTTCACGCGCTTGCCGTTCATCGTCGTCCAGCGGACGGCGTAGAACTTAGTCCTACGCGACTCGTGGGACGCGTACCAACAGTGAGCGCCGATAATAGGAGCGTCTTCGGGAGAAACCTTCGCGTGCATCCCCTGTGTAAGGGGGATTTCAAAGTAGGGGCCGTAATCGTCGGTCTCGAACGGCCCAAGCGGGGTCCTTGGTGTTTTTAATTTTCTCATATCAGTTCGCACTTAGCTAAAGTTGAGGTTTGGTTTTTCAGGCTTTTTTATTTTGTCGTACCGGATGAGTCGGCCGCTTTTGGTGTCGATGAAAGTCAGCTCTTTCAAATCAAATTTTAGGATCACGTTCGATACATGCCCATTCACACAGCTCACCTGCATCGTGATGTCCGTCGTACCGTGAAAATGAGACTGACCCTGAAGCGTGCACTGCGGGCACTGATCGGGATTGGCGAAGCTCATTTAGTGACCCATTTGTTTACTGAATTTTCAATCTCGTTGTTCTTGGTCACTAGCGCGACGGCTTCCTGGTAAAAGCGGGCCGCAAGTCTAGCGAACTCTTCGGACGGGATTGCGCCGACACGCATCTCGACGGTAGAAAACTTATTCGTACACACGTCGCATTTACGGCGACGCCTGATGCCGTAAGGCATGGGCCTGGAGTCGACTACAGACGTTTCGCATGCGCACACTGGGCAGTTCATTTCATTCCTTTTCGGAGCGCGCCCCAGATAGCTTCATGGTCTATCCGGGGCGTCTCCTTTTTAGGCTGCTAAAGACAATTCATTTCGGGGAAATTAACCGAAGGGATTTGTTTTAGCTGCCGTTCCGGTTGCCGGCGCAGTGGTAGGGGCGAACCCACCGCCTTCGCTTGCAGCCAGAGGCTTATACGCGCGCACGCGCGTTTGTGGTCCGTACGATCCGCCGTCATCGACGACTTTTACCGCGACGATTCCTTTCAAGCCGATGAGCTCTTCAGACGATTTCAGCATGTTCGGATTCTTGTGGCCGAAAGCTTTCATCATCGTCTTGAGCTGACCAAGCCCGATTTGGGCAGCTTTCGGATTCGCGTTTTCGATATTGAACTGATCAAACAGAACGCGACCCGCGTGCGGGGCACCTTCCTGGATTTTCAGTTGAACCTTAATCATCGAACCGCCGGCCTTGGTCGGTGCGACCTCTGCCGAGTTCAGGATGACTGGATACACTCCGTCTGGAATCGGAGAGTTTTCTTGTACGCCTTCGAGATTTAAATTGAGACCCATTGTCATGCTCCCTGTTGTGCCGTTTGTTCTGCTTTGGTTGATTTAGCTTCCGCCGAAGCCGCTTTGGCCTTGGCAGAAATATCCGCGATGAGCGCAGTGCTTCCGCGAATCTTTTTGACGATGACCGAAAGGTCCGCAGGCTCAAGCGTAGAGAGCTTGCCCGATCGGTCTTTCGGAAAGTCGATCTTGTTTGTTTTCTGAGTAAGGATCTTACGGACGTGAACGCCGTTCTCATCCTGCTCTTCGGTGACGCCGAGATATAGAACCTCGTCGAACAGTGCCGGAAGACGGTCAGCGAACGCCCCGATGAGGTTGATTTTCATTTTCGGGATATCGTCGGCGTCCTTCTCGGTTTTTACGAGCGCCGAGAACACAACGTTATAGTGGCCGATGTCCCGGAAAATTTTCGCAAGCGCCATCATCCGGGTCGAGAGCTCGCCGTATTTCTTAATAGTGTTCTTAGGACCCCCGAAGACGAGGTTTCCTTCCGCGTCCTTCACGGTCTCGAGATACTCGAGGAGGTTCTGTTGAACCTCGGTCAGGGAGTCCACGAAGATCCATTTGTACTTGGCCACCTGCTCCGGCTCTTTTAGCCAGACGAAAATTTCGCCAAGGCGCTCGATCCGTTTTTCTTTTGGGACCTCGTTTCCTGCGTCATCGATTTGGAGTTCGACGAAGTCGACGTCCGATCCCTTCAGAGAAAGAAGGCCGGCTTCGGCGGAGATGAGAAGGACTTTTTCGCCGAGACCTGCTTCGATCGTCCGCGCGAGCGACGTCTTTCCGTTTCCCGGCTCTCCGGCGACGACGATTTTAATCGTGCCGCTTTCTGCGTTACGTGTGTTGTTCACTTTCATTTTGATGCCCCTTGGTTTTTGATTCAGACATGCACAAAAAGTTTTTTGTATTTGTCCCTGATTCGATCTTCACTTTTGTGCCCTGAGAGAGTTACTACTCAAGCGGTAGTCGCTATGCAAGTCAAAAAGCGAAAATAAAAAGAGTGGATCAGATTTCTCCGATCCACTCTTTGGGCACCTTCAGTGAACCGCCGTGTGGTTTAAACTCGGCAGACAAGAGGTACGATCTGTTTACCAGTCATGCAGAATGTCGTCTAGGCGTATTTCAGGTTTCTTCGCGGTTCCGGATCGGAGTGACGCGTGTTTAACAAATACCGCGAGCGCGGTCTTTCGCTCATCCCGATCAAAAATGACTCGAAAAGGCCTGATTTTCAGGGGCGCGAGTTCGGGGAGGCATGGGAAGAGTACTGTGTAAGGCTTCCTACTGAAGAGGAGTGCTACCTCTGGGAAGAGACGAAGGCGAAACGCTACGGGCTCGCGTGCGGCCCGGCGAGCGGCGTACTTGCGCTCGACATTGATTCGGATGATCCGAAAATTATATCGGCGTGTCCTTACTCGCCGGTGTCCAAGCGCGGACGAAAGGGGGAGACACGGTTCTTTCGGTACGACTCCCGCGTGCCGTCCTGTAAAATAGCGGGCGTTATCGACGTTCTGGGGCTCGGGAAACAAACCGTCCTCCCTCCTACAACGCACCCCGAGACTGGCGAACCATATTTTTGGCAGACGCCGGATACGCTTGAGAATTTCGATATTTGCGATCTTCCTACCTTTGGACCGGAAGACCTGGCATCGCTGCGCACGGCACTTGAGCAAGGCGAATCCGCTGGTAAGTTCGGTACTACCGGAGTCGACCTCGTCGGCGGCCCATGGACGAACGATGACCCGAAGCGAGGCTCGCCCACCGGTTCGCACGACCGCTTGAAAGTAATCGCGAACGCCATGATCGCGAGAAGCGTGACGCCTGACGAGGCAGTTCGCGAGCTTCTCCGGTTCGATGAGGAAAACCATTTTCCGGTCGGATATTTTTCTGATTCGACGAGACCTGACTGTCACGCGGACCCGGTGACCAATGCGCTTTTCTTTTACGCTTCAAATGCAAAGACCTATAATCGCCGGCAAATTCAAACACAGTCGACTCCAGCCATTCCGCTGATTTCGGGGTCCGAGCTCGTTGACGTGTCGGCACTCCTTTCACCTGTCGGGCGAGCCTTCGAGGAAGCGCCATGGCCGGAGCCTCGTGGCGGTCTTAAAAAAATCAGGGACCAAATCAACGAATTTGCCGTCCGCGCGCAGCCCGCTCTTTCGATGGGAGGGGCGATTGCGATTGGCGCGGCCGTGATCGGAAATCGGCTTAGGCTCGGAAACACTTGGCCAAATGTTTACGTTATAAATGTGGCCCCCACTGGGGCCGGAAAATCATTTCCTTACACGACGGCTAAGCGTTTATTTTCGGCCGAAAATTCGCTCGACCTCATCGGCTCCGGCGGCTTCCGCTCGTCTTCGGCCATGATCAAGGATCTCGTCGGACGTCGTGAGCGGCTGGACCTGATCGATGAGTGCTCGTCCCTCTTTAAAGTCATCCGGGACGGCGGTGTGTTTCAACAGGACATGCTCGATATCCTAAACGGGCTTTATACCGATTCGAGTTCGCTTTTCATCGGTCCAGACTCGGTCGGGCGTGAAAGAGTCCAGGTCTGGCATCCATGCGTGACGGCCCTGATGTCGACCACTCCCGGAAATTTGAAGGGGTCGGTAAATAAGGAATTCGTGACTGGCGGGTTTCTCCCTCGGTGTTTGATCTTCAATGACTCGGCATATGGAGAGCTTCGGAAGTCGATTTGGAACGAGGCGCGCGCCACGGAACTCATCACTCTTTTCACGGAGCTTCAGAAGTACGGCCAACTCGACCGGAAAAACATGATGTCGCCAAAACCTGAGCCGACTCTCATCCCGATCGACGAGAATGCTCAGCTCGCTTTGGACGCATACGATCTTGACTGCTCGCAGCGTATTTCGCTGTCAGACACGGACGAGATGGAAAGGCACTTCCTTACGCGGGCCGGAGTGCAGGCTCAGAAGCTGGCCCTCATCCACGGGGCGCTCGACGGGGCCTTGGTTCGCCTCTGGGACGTTGAATGGGCGATTGCGACCGTCAAGGCGTCCTACCACAATTCGACCATGCTACTGCCCGAGCTGGGGGCGGAGAACACGCAAGAGACGAACGTCATGCGGGTGCTCTCGATCATCCAGAGCTCCGGCTCAATCACCCACTCGCGCCTCATCGGAAAAACGCGCTTTTTGCGCACGAGCGAGCGCCATGAGATTTTGGGTTCCCTTGAGTCCGAGGGGAAGATCCGGTCGGCCGTCTCGGACAGCCGGGCCAAGGTGTGGCACGCTACTTGACCTGTTTGGTCAGTTGTCTTGTTTCTGACGATGAATACCCGACCGAGTTATCGGTCAGGTATTATAGAGGTTGACAGAAAGAATCAGATAAATGACTCAGTGCTATACAATTCAACACATAGCATAATATATAAAATATATAATAATATTATATATATATATAATTGTTGTAATTGT